CAAGGCTGCGTAATGGAGTGGAAACTGTTCCATCGAATATACGCAAGAATTACCACTTGGAAAAGATACCTCGTGGGAAACAGCGGGGCAAGTTCTTTTTCGGTTCCAAGATAGTAGCATTGAATTTCAGAAAACTCTTCAACTATGTGAAGGGTTTAGGACATTACGCTCAAAATCCGGTACTTGTATAAAATCAAGGAAGGGAATACCAGCGTATATCCGAAGAAATCCGGTATTACACTACAAAATATGAATTTTTCAAGGTGCTATAGAAATAGAGGACAAAGTTATTTATGGTTTTGACCCTAACATCATAATATAAAGCGGGGAACAAAAAGAGGTGGGATGGATATGATGGATCGGATATCTGCCTACCGGGAACTGATTCGGAAAAATATTGATTACGAGAACTACCCGCCGATCTATAACAAGCAGGAAGTGGATGAACTGATCGAGCTGATTGTAGAAACCCTAATGCTGCCGCCGGATGCAGGAACAATTCGGATTGGAGGAAAGGAACGTCCTGTTCCGATTGTAAAAAGCATGTTCCTGAAGCTGGATAAAGATCATATCTGTTATATCCTGAAGTGCCTGCACAATACGGAAAAGAAAAAAGAGTAAAAATGGCCGTATCAAAAAAACAGCCAGAGAAAAAAAGGCAGAAAAAGAAAAGCAGCTTGTGGATCATAGCGTTGATTGCTGTTATTTTGCTGATTCTTGTTGGAGTCGTATTTTTGGTACTGCCAAAATTTCGAAAAGAAGCTGCACCGGAAAAACCGGAAACGATCAAGGTGGAAGCTGCAGAGAAAAGCTATGCTGCCGGAAGTAGGATTTCAGAAAAAAATTTCCGCGTATACGGAATATCCGGGAAAAAGAAACAGCTTCTGGATGCAGATACATACAGCGTGTCACCGGCTAAAGTGCCGGCACATGGCCACAGTGTTACCGTAGAGGTTTCCTCCAAGGCATATCCGGATATCAAGGCAGAGATAACAGTGCTTATTGACCGTGATGAAAGTGTTAGGTATAAAATCGGCAGAGAAAATCCAGATGATGTGGAGGCTATCCTGTATTCCAACGGGGATCTAGAAATATCCGGAAAAGGAAGCGTCCGGAATTTCAAATCAGATTCTGCGCCATGGAAGAAATATTCTGTTCAACGGCTGACCTGGATTGATCCGGAGGCAGAAGTGGAAAGCATGGACTACTGGTTTACAGGAAATGACGAATACCTGGAAACATTGTGCCGCATCCCGGATACAGTGAGAAGCATGGTGGAAACATTCAAGAATGCTACGGCGATGACCAGTATGCCGGATATGTCTGGTGCGGTCCGGCTGGAAGATATTACATCCTGCGCAGAAGGGTGTATCGCACTGGAAAAGGCCATGGAACTTCCAGGAAATATAAAACAGGCAAAAAAAGCATTTTACGGTGATACGGCACTGATCGAGGGAGCCGATACAACAGCCTGTATGCAGCTGGAGAACATGGATTCCATGTATTACGGCTGTATGGCTCTGGCATCTGTCCAGATTCCGGACAGTGCGAAAGAACTTTCGAATATCTGCAATGGCTGCGTCAACCTGAAAGAAGTACATATCCCATCGTCTGCACAGAAAATGAACAGCAGTTTTTTCGGATGTACCGCACTGGAATCCATAACCGGTGAAATCCCATCTTCCTGTACGGATAGCGGGAACCTGTTTTCCGGCTGTAAGTTCCTGAGTGGAACACTTACCGTTTCCTGTACATCCAAGACAACCCTTTCAAGCTCGTTTTCGGACGCTGCAACGGCTGGAACAGGACTTACGATCATTTTACGGTACGATGCAGAAAAATCGCAGGAAACGGCCAATACGGGCTTCTACGGGGGAACAAAAAGTGCAGATGAAATCCTGAACGCATTAAAGGCATCTATGGAAGCCGCATTCAGCAGCGGAAGCCATATTACAATAACAACAAATGCAAATAAAACAGAGGGGTGATTAGAATGTAATAAAAATGCAATATGAAAAATAGCAAAAGACTCTTGTAATTACGGAATTGGAAAGGTAATATGATAATATGATCCAAAGAAATAAAAAAGGGGGAGAAACCATATGGACATGAAAGAGCTTCGAAAAAATGCAGAAAAAGTAATAGCAGAACGTTTTCCGAATTTCAATTTTTCCACACTGGACTGGGGAGAGCTTGATCCATTCTATCTGGAGCATCCGGAAGAAATACCGATTGAGCATGAGTTTATTGGCTACCGGCAGGATGGTGATGTAGCGGAAGATTACCAGGGAAATCTGTATCTGGTTCTTTGTGATCCAGGAATCCACCCGATCGGAAGTGTATGCATGGAACAGTCCGAACTGGACGATGCCGTAAAACTTGGAAAACGGGAAGATTATACCGGGGAACTTCTGGAAGAAATTCCGGAGTAAAAAGTGAAATAACAAAACAAGGAATCCCGTGTCAAACGTTGACATGGAATTCAAACAGAAAAATCGGTGTCAATGTTTGACACGGACGGAGGAAAAAGTATGAGAAAAAGAATCGCAATGGTACTTCTTGGCCTGAGCCTGGCAGTAGGTACACCGGCCGCAACAAATATGTTCCCAACAGTTTCTGCCCAGACAGTACAGGCAGCTGGAAAAACCGGATGGACGCAGGAGTCCGGAACCTGGTATTTTTATAAAGACGGTGTAAAACAGACCGGCTGGCAGACCTGGGACGGAAAAAAATATTATCTGAATGCAGACGGAACCATGAAAGCAAATGAGTGGATGATTGATACGGATGGATCGGTTTACTACTTCCGCAGCTGGGGTGGAGCTTACCTGAACTGCAAGGCAAGAATCAACGGCAGAAGTTATACATTCGGTGCAGACAGTAAGGTACAGGGTTCCAAGTGGGTTGTAAAAGGTGGAAAATGGTATCTGGTGAAAGACGGAAAAATTGCAACGGGCTGGCAGACCTGGGATGGAAATAAATACTACATGAATAGTGATGGAAGTATGCGCTCCAATGAGTGGAGACTGGATGATACAGGGAAAATCCGCTATCTGTGCAGCTGGGGCGGCGCATATAAGAACAGATCTGCCAAAATCAACGGACGCTCCTACACTTTTGATGGTAATGCTAATGTAACCAACATGCAGTGGATCGTGATGGATGGACAGTGGAAACTGGCAAAAGATGGAAAAATTGCAACGGGCTGGCAGACCTGGGACAATAACCGTTACTATCTGAACGCAGACGGAACCATGAAAGCAAATGAATCTTTCACGGACGGGGGAAAAACCTATTTCTTCTGCAGCTGGGGCGGAGCTTATAAAAACTGCTGGCAGACCTGGAACGGAAAAAAATATTACCTGCATGATAACGGTGCAGCCTATCAGAATGAGTGGCTGAAAACCGGAGGAAAATGGTACTGGTTCCAGGCAGACAGCACCATGGCAGTGAACACAAGCTTTACATACAAAGATAACCTGTATTTTGTAGACGGAAATGGAATTATGCTTTCCGGATGCTGGAAAGAGGAGAACGGAGCAAAATACTATATCCGGAGCTGGGGCGGAGCCTGCAAGGATATGCAGATGAAGATTTCCGGAAAGACCTATTATTTTGGATCAAATTGCAAGATGGTAACGGATCAGACGGTAAATGGGAACTATTATGGAAAAGATGGTGTGTTGACCACAAAGCCGGACCCGAAACCAACAGAGACACCGAAACCGACGGAGACACCGAAACCAACGGAGACACCGAAACCAACAGAGACACCGAAACCAACGGAGACACCAAAACCAACGGAGACACCAAAACCGACGGAAACGCCAAAGCCGACAGAGACACCGAAGCCAACAGAGACACCAGCAGAAACCGTTTATGCAACAAGCGTAACAATTACACCGAACAGTAATCTGGAATTAACTGAAGTTGGACAGACACTGCAGCTGGCCGCAACCGTATATCCGGAAAATGCAACCAACAAAGCGGTAAAATGGACTTCGGATGATCCAGAAGTAGCAAGCGTAGATGAAAATGGACTTGTAACCGTTCATAAAAAAAATGGTATGCGAAAAGTTATTATCTCAGCTGATGCAATGGGATCTAAGCCAGACGGAGGTGTTGTTGGAAGATACGTAGAAGTAAAAATTAATATCCCATATACCAATGAAGAGGCTCTTGGAATGACTGTTTACGATCAGGAAGTTTCCAGAAAGATTTTCGACCTGGTAAATGAAGAACGTGTAAAAGAAGGACATGCAGCCATGATCTGGGATGATATGGTACCGCGTTCAAGGAGTATTGCAGTGGCGGGTTATCATATGATGAAGTCTATTACTGAACCTGGATATGGTACACCGGATAATATGGCATTACATTCTGGTGGTCAGAATGGTTGTGGTGGAGATTTACTTTTTACAGACACAGATGATCTCGCACAGCAGATTTTCAATCTTTGGATGTCTTCACCAGGGCATAAGGCAAACCAAATGGATGATTATAATTCGCATGGTTTTATAGCGGTTATGTACAGCCAACCAAAAGCCTACGCAGGTAAAAATTATATTAACTTTTCGGCTATCTTTTCATTTGGAAATCATAAAACCGATCAACTGGGAACGTGGGAAACAGATAATGTTGGAATGGACTCGGTTCTTGGCATGACAGAAGATGATTACAACTTGATCACAAACTACTTTATCCGATAAAAAAGAATCCCCTCTCGTAGACGAATTACGAGAGGGGATTTGTATGTCGAAGAGGTAGTAAAATAGTCGATGATATGCTATACTGAATCTAATCAGATCAGAACGTGATAGGGATAGTCTGATGGTTGTCCTTTCTGGAAACAGAAAGGGGGTAATGCCAATGAATACAATGGAAGTGTTGACACTTTTACTTGTTGTTTTTGCGGCGTTATCCAATGCGTCGTAAAACTTCTTACTTTAGCTATGGGGATATAAGACGCGTCCATCGAATTTACGCAAGTAATTGAGATGGACAAAATAGTGGTTGTATTAAATGGAAAAATATAGTATAATACAAACATGAATACAACATATAAATCAAACAACAATGTCGTCTATTCGTGCAAATACCATGTAGTATGGTGTCCTAAATATAGACGAAAAGTATTAACCAATGGTGTAGATACCAAGTTGAAGGAACTGCTCACAGAGTATGCTGCAAATCTTTCTGTAGAGATTCTGGAAATGGAAATCATGCCGGATCATGTTCATATGCTGCTGGAAGTAGAACCTCAGTTTGGTATTCACAAAGCCGTAAAATCTTTCAAAGGCTATACTTCCAGAATTTTAAGACAGGAATTTCCATATCTTAAAACTAAGATGCCGACGCTTTGGACAAACAGCTATTTTGTATCGACGGTGGGTGGTGCTCCGCTGGAAGCAGTAAAACAGTATATCGAAAACCAGAAAACATCGCAGAGACAAAAGGATAAGATGGGATAATGCAAAAAGGGATCAAATTCAGAATCTACCCGAATAAAGGACAGAAAGCCTTCATTCACCAGACGCTGGGATGCTGCAGGTTCATCTATAACCGGGGACTTGCCATGCGTAAGGAAGGCTATGAAAAAGGGGAAAAAATCGGCTATGGACAGACTTCTGCCATGCTGACGGAACTGAAAAAGCAGGAAGAGTTTGCTTTTCTGAAAGAAGTCGATTCCATCGCATTACAGCAGTCATTGCGGGATCTTGACCGGGGATTTGTAAACTTTTTTCAAAAAAGAGCGTCCCATCCAACTTTCAAAAGCAAACATAACCATTTTCAGTCGTACAGAACGGTAAATCAAAAAGACAACATTCGTATCGTGGGAAGATATATCAAACTTCCGAAGCTTGGATATGTGAAAGTGCGTCAGTCAATGGAAGTGGGAAACATTCATCACGTAACCATTGAGCATACGCCATCCGGAAAATATTTTGCGGTTCTGAATGTTGAATTTGAACCGGAACCGCGACCTAATCAGGGTGGAACGATTGGGATTGATGTTGGAATCAAAACATTCTATTCTGACAGCAACGGAAATACAGTAGCGAATCCCAAATATCTGGAACGCTCGATGCGAAAACTTGTAAGGGAACAGCGCAGACTTTCCCGAAGAGAGAAAGGATCCCATAACCGGGATAAGCAGCGAATTCGAGTTGCCAAAGTACATGAAAAAGTAACGAATCAAAGAAATGATTTCCTGCAGAAACAGTCAACGATGCTGGTGTGTGAAAACCAAACCATCTGCATCGAAGACCTGCATGTAAAGGGAATGATCCGGAACCATAAACTGGCAAAGTCGATAGCCAGTGTTTCGTGGGCAAAGTTTTTCGAGATGCTGGAATATAAAGCTGTGTGGTATGGAAATGAAATCCGCAAAGTACCAACGATGTATCCGAGCAGCCAGACCTGCAGTTCCTGTGGCTATCGGAATCCGCTGGTGAAAAATCTGCGCATTCGTATCTGGGAGTGCCCCGGCTGTCACGCAGTTCATGACCGGGATACGAATGCAGGCATCAATATTTTGAAAAAAGGACTGCAGCTGCAGTCGGCATAAAGATAAGAAAACTGTACCGCAGGGCATGCGGGAACAGTATAAATATAGCCTGTGGACACCGTGTAAGACATTGCAGTACCGTAAGGTATTTGCCAATGCAATGGTGGAAGAAACAGGAATCCCCCTGCTTTAGCTGTGGGGAGTGTCAATCCATTTCAGTAATTCATATGCTGGTCAACCAGGAAGATCGAAATCGCTTTTTGACATTTATCCGAGATCATTTGGATGAGGATGGCTATGGGTTGATTCTGACTATGGGGGACGGTGAATACGAGGTAACTGGAGATATTACAAGCGCCTTTGACAGCGTGAAACGAACACACCAAGGAACAGGGCAGGAAGTTGCCGTTGCAGCCACAAGCTGTAGAATGGTTAATTTTGCGACATTGGAACAGGAAATCGCTAATAATGGCTTGCATATTCTACAAAAAGGAATTACGAGCATAATACCGGATTTCCCTCAAATAATGTATGCTTTGGTAAAACGATAAAAACTTAGAACGAGTGCAGTGTTAACACTATTCCAAAATTCTTAACAGTTCCGCCGTACCAAGGCTCCGCCCACGGGGGCAGTCCAGACTGACCTCTCTTGCCCTATGGGCAATCCACCTCCCCCGCGGGGGGAGGCTAAGAACGGGTGCGGCTGTTATACATATCGGAATAAATCTAACACTCAATGGCAAGACAGTGGCACAGCGTATAACCAAAATACTGTGTCACTGTTTTTATATTTTCACCAAGCATCTCTAGTTACTCCTTTCGTTTGATAAAACTAGCATACTGATTAGCCATCAATACATCAAGCAACGCAAATTAACATTCATGCAACGCCCAATATT